CCGCATTTCCAAAAGCGGGACGTCAACAACTAACGCCAACTTCCGCCTGCATCTTTATGCGTCGTCGCCCGTTCCGGCGAATGGCGACAATGGCGCGTGGTCTACTACTAAAGCAGCCGACTGGCTCGGCCAGAGCGGAAGACGGACGTGTGCTCTTCCGAGCTCCGCATTTCCAAAAGCGGGACGTCAACAACTAACGCCAACTTCCGCCTGCATCTTTATGCGTCGTCGCCCGTTCCGGCGAATGGCGACAATGGCGCGTGGTCTACTACTAAAGCAGCCGACTGGCTCGGCAATATTGATGTGACTTCGATGCTTGCGTTTACGGATGGATGCTGCGGCACTGGTTCGGCTGCTGCTGGCTCCGAATTGTATATTCGTCTGACTGCCGGGTCGATTGTATATGGTCTGCTTGAAGCCAAGGCGGCATATACGCCGGGCAACGCCGAAGTATTTACGGTCACGCTTGAGGAAGTGGACGCATTTTAATGTCCGATCTCGGCGTCAAGGTCCACCTGGATAGCAATGGCAATGATCTTGCCGTCGAGCATTTTCAGGATGTCGAAGCCATTATTCATAACAACAAAGAGCTGCAGAAAGAACGGCAGACGAGTGATGGATTTCGCCACAAGGCCAGCATCCCTGAAGTGATTTTGGTCAAATGGCTGGATGAGGAATACGCACGCGGAAATTCCACGATCAGTTGGGGCTCCAAAGAATTTGATGAGCTTATCAGGCGCAAGCTTAACGATTCCGAATGGGCCTATTTGAGGACCGATAACTCTGCCGTTCAGGGCTTTCTAGGGTTCGGCTCATAATGGCTATCACGACCTATTCCGAACTCCAGACAGCAGTCGCCAACTGGATGGATAGGACAGACCTGACCGCACGCATTCCAGAGTTCATCGCGCTTGCCGAGGCAAAATACAATCGCGACCTGAGTTGCATTCAGATGGATAAGCGAGCAACCGCATCCATCAACATCAACTCTACAGAACCGCAATACCTCGCGTTGCCAGACGACTTTAATTTCATGAAGCGTTTGCGTATTACGAGTGTAGCTGGAAGGCCACTGCTCGCTTATCGCACGCCAATCCAGCTTGCAGAATTTGTTGCAGCTCGCGGAGATGCTACCGGCCAGCCTCTTTACTTCACTGTATTCGGGCCAGAGATGGAATTGGCGCCGGTTCCAGACCAGTCATACACGCTTGAGATGACATACAAGCGCGACATCCCCGCGCTTTCCAATACTCAGACGACCAATTGGCTGTTGACGCAGGCGCCCGACGCTTACCTATACGGCGCTCTGCTGGAAGCAGAGCCGTTCATGAAAAACGATTCACGCATTTCAGTTTGGACGGCTGCCAGACAGTTCGTGGTCGATCAGCTCAACGCGCAGAGCCAAGACAAGATGTTCGGAGCCAGCCCCATTCAAATGATGCCGTCAGGCTATACCCCCTAGGAATTTCAAAACATGGCTGCATTCAACAAGTTCAATTCGTACACAAAGGACTTGGCGACCAAAGTCCACAATCTCAATTCTGACACGCTCAAGATCATCCTGACCAATACTGCTCCGTCCTCGTCGAACACTGTTCTTGCCGACATTACGCAGATCGCCAACGGTAACGGCTACACGACGAACGGCACGATTGCGACGTTCACCAGCGGCAACACGTCGTCAGGCACCTACAAACTCATTCTTGCCGACGTGACGTTCACGGCCTCTGGCGGGTCCATTGGTCCATTTCAATACGCGGTTCTCTACAACTCGACGGCGGCGAGTGGAAATCTCATTGGATGGTGGGATTACGGATCTGGTCTGACGGTAACAACCGGGAACTCATTTACGGTCGATCTCGATCAAGTCAACGGCGTTCTGACGATTACCTAACATGGCATCATTTCTCGACGTTTGCCGCTTTACTGCGGTTTCATCCGGCACGGGTGATTTCGTCGTATCCGCCGCCGTTACCGGCTATCAGACTCCGGCATCTGCCGGCGCAACCAATGGCGCAACCTATCGCTATCGGGCTGAAAGTGCCGACCTTTCACAATGGGAGGTTGGTTATGGCGCATATACGACTGGCAGCACGACGCTGGCTCGCACGACTATTCTATTTAGCTCGACGGGGTCAAAGGTTTCTTTTTCTGCGGCACCCCAAGTCGCAATTGTCGCGCTTGCCGAAGACCTAAATACGTTTGTCGTCGGCGTTATCGGAACCGACGTTCAGGCTTATGATTCAGATCTCGCAGCGCTTGCTGTAAACAGCACCAACGGATTATGGGCTCGTACTGGGACGGGAACGGGTTCTGCGCGCACTATTACTGGAACGTCGAACAAGATCAGCGTTACCAACGGCGATGGCGTTTCTGGCAACCCTACGCTCACTGTTGGTAGTGACGTTCTTGACAAGACTGCGACCGCAACTCTCGCCGTTGGCTATAGCGCCACTTCGTACAGCGGCGGTTCACAGACCGGCTCAAGTCCGACATATACGCCAGCCGCAGCCAATGGAAACTTCCAGCATATTACACTTAATGGGTCGTCTTTGACCGGCACGTTCACCGTAGGTGTGCCATCAACGGTTTGCTCGATTTTGCTTGAAATTGTTAACAGCGGAAGCGGATCGGTCGCTGCATCCTTCTCAACTAGCGGATTTACAAAGGTGACTGGCGATACTTGGGCCAGCACAAACGGCAATAAGTACGCAGCTTATATCACAAAAACGAACAGCTATAGCCACTTGCATCTGCAAGCGCTGCAATAAGGACTCGCCATGCAGGTTGACGGTTTCGCGCTCAAATTGCGCGCGGATAATTCCGTTTTGCAGCAGTGGACCACTATTCCAGACCGCGTGGAATTTCCTTCGGGTGATGTTGTTTTTTCCGCATCCCCCGGTTGGCAATCAGAAACATTCGAAATCGTGCCTTATTCGTGGAGCGAGCCAGACCCGCCAGCGGCGCCGTCTCGCATAAACAAGTTCACCGTCCTTTCGCGCCTTGATGCTGATGGCCTTCTGCAAGCCATGGCAGGTGAACTTTGGGGTGCGGTGGAGCGACAGACTATCGCGATTGACGATCCAAGCCTGACATCCATGTTGGATAAAATTGGCGCCAACGCTGCAAAGATTTTGGCGCAATGACTTTTCCAAAACTCATTTTCGTTCCGTCGAAGGCTGCTGGCCCTGTTACATTTGACGCAAAAAATACGTCCGGGACGACGGCGGGTTCAGCGACAACGCTTGATAACGGAAACCTGACTATTGGTTCTGGAGCAAATCGGCTGCTCGTTGCCGTTTTGATAATGAGTAATACGGCGCCGTCCAGCGAAACGATGGTGTGGGATCCATCCGGAGCAAATCAGTCACTTACGCTGATACAAGGCTTTAATGGTGGTAGCGGGCGAATTGAATTTTGGTGTCTTCCGGCCCCAACCTCCGGGAATAAGATTCTCCGCTATACGCAAGGGGGAGCAGCAGGAAATCTGATTCTCTCATGCATAAGCTTTACTGGAGCAAATCAAGTCGGCGGCTCCACTTCTTGTCCGAACGCAACAAGCAATACTGGCACGGGCGTCACATCTAGCGTTACCGTGACGTGTCCGGCCAATGGCGCTGTTGTTGAAGGCACCATAAACCCAAGCTCTGTCACCTCTGTCTCCGGTACCGGACAAGTCGAAATTTATAAAAATAGCGCGCTTTCGGTCGTTGCCGGTGGTTCAAGTTACAATGTAGGCAATGCAAATCCGACTCTAAGCTGGAACATAACAAGTAGTTCATGGATGTCGGCTGGCGTTTCCATTGCCCCCGGATAGGCGAAATTGAATGCTTGGATTTGACGCAATTGGACGGCAGGCGTTGGGTCAAATTACCAGCCTCCGAACATTTACGCTTACTGCGTCTGCGTATGCTTTCGTTTTGTCGGGGCAGGCCGCGCTTTTCCAGACCAATATGGTCAGCATAAAAGCCACTTACACACTAACGGGCATGGATAGCATCCCAGTCATGCTCGGAACCGCAAGCACCGGAACATTTACGGTTGCCGGGAAGGACGCGGTGTTAACGCGAAACACTCTTTGGACCGAGTCTGCGCAGCAGAACGAGGTCTGGACAGAAAAGATTTACGGCTCCTGATGCCACTTGTCCCTTTTCCGGAATATCGACCAGATGTTTCGGATTATCAAAGCGCAACAACTCAATCCATTCTCAACGTTCTTCCGCGCGGCGATGGTTATGGGCCATTTCAATCGTTTTCGGTTTATACCAGCAGCATCGGCGCTACCTGCCGTGGGTTCTTTCGAGGGATCAAGTCTGACGGAACGGCGGCAATTTTTGGCGCCACGGCGACGCGGCTTTATAAGTTCAACGCAACGACGCTCGGATGGGATGACGTAAGCAAGGGAGCTACGACTTATTCGTCCGTTGCATCAACCGATCAGTGGCAGTTCGAGCAGTTCAACAATTACATTATTGCGGTTCAGGCCAATACGGTGCCGCAGTATTTCGACTTGTCATCCTCGACGGCGTTTGACGATCTCGGTGGTTCGCCGCCGAATGCAAAGTACGTTTCGACGGTCGGTCGGTTTCTTGTCCTGTCCGGTCTGGTTGCAAATCCGTTCCGCATTCAGTGGTCCGGCCTCAACGCAATTACGACGTGGACCTCTGGCGTTAATCAGTCGGATTACCAGGATCTGCCAGACGGCGGCATTGTTCGCGGCGTAGCGGGCGGCGAGTTCGGAAACATTTTTCAGGATACGGCAATTCGTCGGATGACCTACGTTCCGGGTTCTCCGGTCATCTTTCAGATCGAGCGGTTGACGCAGGATCGTGGTCTGTATGCCCCTTATTCGCTGGTTCGCGCCGGCGAGCGCATTTTCTTTCTGTCTGCTGGCGGTTTTTACGGGATGATAAATTCCGGGTTTCCAGAGCAGATTGGAAAAGAAAAGGTTGATCGGACGTTCCTTGCGGACCTCGACACAGCCAACCTGCAGCTTGTGATTGGCGCTGCCGATCCGCGGTCATCGCGCGTGTTCTGGGCGTACAAATCGAAGTCTGGCGCTGTCGGACTTTTCGACAAAGTTCTTTGCTACGACTGGGCGCTACAGCGGTTCGCGCCAATTTCGCTCATGGGCGAATACCTTGGCTCTATCTCGCAGCCCGGCATCACGCTTGAAGGTCTGGACGCCATCTCGTCATCAATCGACGCGCTGCCTCAGTCGCTCGATGCCTATACGGGCAGTGTGACGCCGGAGCTGGCGGTCTTCAATGCGTCGCATGTCATGGGATTCTTGCGCGGCGACAACCTCGAAGCCACGCTGCAGACGGCAGAGCAGGGGACGGACGGGCGGCGCATCGCCATTACCAATATCCGCCCGGTGACGGATGCCGCCAGCGTGTACGGGTCGGTTTCGACGCGAGAGAACATCCAGGATAATCCGGTGTGGTCGTCGGAAAGCCTGGTCAACGGGCGCGGCCAGTGCAACGTCCGCGTATCGACGCGATATTCGCGCTATCAGGCGCGCATTCCGTCAGGAACATCCTGGGCCTATATCGCGGGGATTGAGCCACAAGTGGTTGCGGAAGGCTTGCGGTGACGGCACTCGCTCTTAATCCGGAAGAGAAAGAACCGCGCAGGTTTGTTTTAGCAATCAATCAACTTGGGCAAGGCAGGTCCAACGCGGGTGGTAGTGTAACGCTTACTGCCAATGCCGCTTCTACGACAGTCACGGCGCAAAATTGCGGTTCCGGTTCTTCGGTGTT